GAAAGACCGGAGCGACTGATGGGGCACTCGCAGCGCTTTGCGGCCCAGGTCTACGTTGAGATGGCTGATGGTGTCAGCATCGAGTCGATCCTTATGGCGATGCGCGTGGAATTCGAGGGCGCGCAGCGCCACATGGAACGGCAGATCCGCGAATGGTTTCAGGAACGCGCCGTCAACGACGGTTGACAAACGAGTGCGGGTATGACAGAATTGTGGGTGGGAAGGTACGCCTTCTCTTGGTCGCGTCTGCGCGACGGTCTGCCGTGGCCTCCTCCCACCACGGGCACACCGAACCCCGCCGCACAGGCCCTCAACTCTCCGCCCACCGTTCCAACCTCCTCCCAATGCGGACGGTACAGCGCGGTCATGGGCCGGCGCGACCTGGCCCCAAGCGCGTCGTTTCCTCCCGGCGCCGCGCTTGGGGAGATTTCGCCTCAACCGGTCACCTTCGGAGCGGCCAATGCTGGACCTCTACACCAAGAACGTTCAGCGGCTCCTCACCCGAGAATTCCCCGTGCCCGCAGTCATTTGGCTTGGTGACGGCCATCCCATGACCGATAACGGGAAACGGCAGATCGCGGCGAACCTTGCGCACATGCTGCACGGCGTGCTGCTGATCGACAAGGACGCAGCATGAAACGCGTCCGTGTGTTTCTTCGGTGGCGCAGAGCTGGCGCCAGCCGACGTCTCGCGTGGATGGTCGCAACGAGACGGCACCTGATCGACACGACCGACCGGGCCCCTACCAAGTCGCGGAGCGCACGCCGCTCGCGTGAGCGGTGAGCGAGCAACGGACCATCCTGAGGCTCGAAGCCGAAATACGAGCACTGGAACGCGAGATCGCGCACTTACGATGGGTTACGAGCTCACAAGCCGACAGGTTATGCGCAGCAGAGCGTGGTGCATCTACAGCCTCGCTCTCACGACCGTCGTGGCCTGGTATGCCGTCGAGTCCGTTCGATTTCTGAAGCAGATCGCTCGCGACTACCCAGACCTCCGCGCATGAGCGAACTTCAAGGCCTCAAGAACCTCCTCGCGTCCAGTGGCCCGCTGCACGGCATCGCCGCGTCACCCGCTCGCGACGTCTTCGCTACCGACGCCGACTACCAAGCCGCATACGACGCGTGGTGGCTGCGCACGCTCCGCTGGAATGCGACCTGGCGCGACATCCGAGTCGATGACTGAACTGATCGGCAAGCGCCTGGTCTACCCCGTGCTCCTGCCGTTCCCGATCTGGCGATTCGGGCCGCTGTACGGACGCCTTGACGGGCGTTACATCGGCGATGGCTGGTGGCCGGATCGCTACGGGATACGCGAGGTCAAGCGCGATGGCTGAAACGAAGCCCGCGAGGCGCTACACCCCCGAAGACAAACGACGCGGCCTCATCGCCCTCCTCGTCGCCGGCAACGGAAACGCCGCCTCAGAACAAACCGGCATCCCACGCCAAACCCTCGAGAACTGGCGCAACACCGAAACAGAGCTGTACGCCAAACTCTCCCAAGAACACGGCCAGCTCATCGACCACGCGATCACCGCACAAGTCCGAGAAGCCGTCGTCACATACGGCCAGATCGAACGCCAACTCCAAGAACGCGCGCTCGACAACATCACCCGCATCGACGCCAGAGACCTCCCGGCCGCACTCAAAAACATCAGCGCCGCCAAAGCCCAAAGCACAGACAAGCTCCTGCTGCTCACAGGCAGAGCAACAGACCGCATCGAACACGTAGACGCCAGAGACCTCCTCGCGGACATCCGCAAGATCGTCCAGCCCTACGCCATAGACAGCACAGCACAGGAACTCAGCTCCTAACGGCGATGAACGGGGAAGACGGCCACCCGCTGCCCGACACAAACAACGTCGTGCTGCGGCACATCCCCCCGCTATTTGGCTAGCTGAAGCGGGGTTCGTGCGCCCGAGTAACTAGGCGGCAGCCCCACGATCCTTGACCGCGAGCTCTCGCTGATCAAGGTTAGGTAGCTGTTTGGGTAGCAATGCCCGCTCTTTTGGCTTGAACACAGGTGTTTCGTCCTGCCCACATGGCAGCACACACCGTGAGATGCCTGTCCTGGCCGCAAAGAGCTCCTCTCGGCCGGCAAACACGGAGGGGGAGGGGAGTGTCGACCGCGACGCCACCCCCCTCAATCAATTTCTAGCTAGCCCGGGACATTCTGGGGTTCCCTAGGCCAAGTTGTAGGTCTACTGTGTCGCTCTCTGCGGGATTCCTCGCTTCGTTCCCTCCGGTCGGAAGGTCACATTCGTCTGATGTGCAGCGTGGATGGGTGCGATCGGGCCGTTAAGACGCGTGGGATGTGCGGGAAGCACTACTTGCGGGCGTACAGGGCTGGTTTGGTTGAGATCAAGCGACATACGAAGTCGCATAGCAAGCCTCGTATCCGTATCCGCGTGAACGGTTGTTGGGATTGGCGCGGTACTCGGTTGAGGGGTCGGCCCGTTACGGGGCGGGGGGGGCGGATGTACCTGGCTTATCGGTGGGTGTGGGAGCAGACGCATGGCCCGATTCCCGAGGGCCATCAGTTGCATCACCTCTGTCACAACCGGCTGTGCGTGAACCCGGCCCATCTCCAGCCGATGGCGCCCGTTGAGCATCGTCTGGCTCATTGGGCTCCCGTGTCGCTCTAGGCGCCCCCCGTATGTCTTCTCTTGCGGTGCAGCTTCGGGAGCTTGAGGCGTTTCCTTTGGAGCGTTTGCCTGAGGAACAGCGGAGGCTTGTTCGGGAGAAGCTTGGGGTGTTGAGGGGGGTTTTGGCTGCGAATCCGTTGCAGTTGGCGGAGCCGTATCCGAAGCAGCGGGGGTTTCTGGCTGCGCGGGAGCCTTTGAAGGGGTTTTTTGGCGGGAATGGTGCGGGGAAAACCTGGATCGGCACGTTGGACGATTGCATCCAGCTTGTGGATCGTGTGGTGGTGCCTAAGCATCTTCAGGAGTTCAAGTTTTGGGAGCCGCCGTTTTTTTTGCGGGTGGTGGCTCCGAAGCAGAAGATTTTGGACACGCTGACGTTGCCGCAGTTCCGGGCGATGCTTCCTGCGTCGCAGTTGCGGGGCGGGTCGTTCGATAAGGCTTATAAGGGTTCTGAGGGCAAGCTGTACCTGGCGAACGGTTCGTGGGTGTTGTTCAACACGGCGGATCAGGATCGGGACGCGCACGCTGGCGTGGAGCTCCATCGTTGCCGGTTTGATGAGGAGCCTGAGGGCGAGCATGGTCGCGGGATCTACACGGAGAATGTGGCGCGTCTGCGCAAGTTTCTCCCGCATGCGCAGATCAGCTTCACGATGACGCCTCTCTTGGGCCTGACGTGGACGTTCGATGAGGTGTATGAGCGGCGTGACGACCCGACTGTTCATGTGACGGTCGCGTCGATGCTCGACAACCCTCATGTGAACGCTGAGGCGACGATCGCCCGGATGGGGCATTTGTCGGCGGAGGAGCGTCGTGCGGTGGTTGAGGGCGAGTTCGTCCATTTCCATGGTGCGGTGATCGATCTTCGCGAGAAGCACATCGTTCCGACGCCGGAGAAGCTGCATGTTCGGGGCCTGGATGTGTATGTGGGGATCGACCCGGGTGTCGCGAGGGGTGGGGTGGTGTGGTGCGGCTTTGATCGCGACAACGTTCTGTTGGTGTTCGACGAGCTGTACCCGGAGGGGTTGACGGTCGAGCAGATCGCGGGTCAGATCCGCGCGAAGAACCGGGAGTGGGGGATCGAGCCGCAGTTTTTCGTGATCGATCCGTCGGCGAGGAACCGGTCGTTGGTGAATGCGCAGTCGGTGGAGGCCGAGTTTCAGCGTCATGGGATTTTTCCGATCCATGGTCAGAACGATCGCGCCGCAGGGATTTTGCAGCTTCGTGGCCGGCTGGAGCATGGTGGCTTGCTGGTCGCGGAGAACTGTCAGGCGGTGCGGTATGAGGCGAAGCGGTGGCTTGTCGCGAAGGACGAGAAGTCTTCGGAGGAGTCCGCGTCGGGCGATCAGTTCGTGACGAAGGGCCCGGATCACACGTGGGACCCGATTCGGTATTGCGCGATGGAGCGTTTGTGGTTTGAGCCGGTGCGGCCGAAGGTCCGTAGGGGTGGGCGTCATTGGGATGAGATGCCGGCGTGGGATGGGCAGTCGTTGGTTGGTTCGGTGGACGCGCCGCCGTCTGGTGTTTGGTCTTAGTTAGCTACCCCTGGAAGGGTTCCATGAACGTTGTTGCTCGTCCGGAGATGGCTCCGGGCTTTTGCCTGTTGTCGTTGAAGGATGAGGACCCTGAGGGGTTCGTGGATTTCGCGATCTCGCCTGCGGTCGTCGATCCGCGGGTGTATGCGTCCGTGGGGTTTTTGAAGGAGTGCGGTCGCAAGCTTGGCCAGGTTGACGGTTCTGTCGTTGAGGGCTTGGAGCGGCGCATCGCGGATCTCGAGGCGCAGCTCGCGGAGGCCGACCGCGAACTCAACGCGGTCTACGTCTTGAAGAACGGCCGGTTCAATCCTGCGAGCAAGCCGGGGCGCCCGGCTAAGGCGGCGTAAATGGCGGACAGAAACACTCGGCCGGTCGTTCAGTCCGACACGGCGAAGACTCCTGCGTCGTCCGCGACTATCGGCGCGTCGTCCGCGACGGTAGTCGCTGCGAACCCGCAGCGGGTGTCCGTCACCCTATGCAACGATCACGCCACCCAGATCGTGTATCTCGCGCTTGGCGCGACGGCCGTCGCGAACACCGGCATTCGTTTGAACGCTGCTGGCGGCACGATCACGCTGACGTCATACACCGGGATCATCACTGGGATCGCGACGGGGGCCAGCACCGTTGTGACGTACAGCGAGGTCTAGTGAGCACGATCATCGACGTTCCGTCGAGGTCCGCGGGCGGCCCGGTATATGTGGCGGCCGATGGTCGCACTGGTGTTTCGGTCACCCCGGTGTCCGGTTCGGTGTATTACGGGGCGGATAACACTGTGACGACCGGCTCGGGCACGGTGGTGCCGCAGGGCAAGGCTGTGTCGTTGTCGTTCGGTGCGTGGTTTGTGTCCGCTGCCGGGGCGAGGGTGTTGGTGGATGAGGCCGCGTCGTCGACGGCGGTGGCCCGGGGCAACCTGGTGGGTCAGCCCGCGATGCTGAAGATCCTTGCCGGGAAGGGCGCCACCGTTCTCGTGGTTGGGGATTCGACGGGCGACGGGACGGGCGAGTGGCCCGAGCAGATGTCGAAGTGGCTGGCAACCCTCGATTCGAAGGTGCGGGTCGAGTTCACGACGTGGGGTGATGGTGGCTCCACTTACCCGTCGACGACGGTGGTGCAGGCCGGTGACGGCACGATGGGCACCGTTGTTGTTTACAACTGTTCGGTTGGCGGCAAAACGACGCAGTACTTTTTGGCGCCGTATTTCGGCCCGATGATTTCGGATGTGCAGGCCGACCTGGTGTTCGTGAACTTGGGTCACAACCACACCACGGGGGCGGCCGAGCCGTTTTTCCGGGATGACCTGACGGCGTTGGTGGAGCGCATCACGTTGACGTCCCCGAACTCTGAGGTTGTGCTGCTGACGCAGAACCCGAGAACGGACTCCAGCGCAGTTCAGCAGGCCGATCGCCGGCACACGATCTACAAGATCGCCGGCACGCTCGGTGTGGGTGTTATCGACACCTATCGGCTGTTCGTGTTGCCGGACGGTTCCGCGAACGCGTCGTATCTTTTGGACGCGTTGCATCCGAACCTGACGGCGGAGCAGTTGATGTGGTCGGAGATCCGTTCGCACTTGACGCCCGCTGCCGGTGAGGCGGCCCGCACCCAGGACGACAGTGCGTTGCTGTTCCCGGTGACGAACCTGTTGACGAACGGTGACTTCGCGAGCTTCTCGAGCCCGCCGACGCTGCCGAACTGGACCGCTACGAGCTGCACCCCGTCGAAGGATGTCACGAACTATGAGGGCCCGAACGGCTGGGCGGTCAGGCTGCAGTCGGCTGCCGCCGCCACTTCTTACATTGAGCAGGCGATCACCGGCAACGCTCTCCGTCCGCTGTTGGGGCAGTGGGTGACGTTGGCGGCAGTCGGCTACATCCCCTCCGGGCAGAACAGCAACGTTGGCCGTGTGCATCTGCGGACGACTGGTGCAGCTAATAACCCGTCGCAGAACTCGACGGCGACGACGCAGGGGCAGGGCGGCTTCAGACTGGTCACGACCAGCATTCGTGTCCCTCGGGATGCGGGCACGTTGACCGCCCGGTTGTATTGCGAGAACGGCACCACGAACACGGGTGACGTGTCGTGGGATCGCGCCACTTTGGCGAAGGGCGCTCGTCCGAGGGACATTCGCTGATGGGCACGTTGGTTGATATCCCAACCCGCCCGGTGTACATCCCGGCTGACGCGACGAGTGGTCATGCGTCGGTCACGGTCACCGCGGTCTCCGCGGCGGTGTATTACGGCGCGGACCCGAGTGTGACTGTTGGCGGTGGCACGTCGGTTGCGCAGGGCGCAACGGTGACGCTGACGGCTGGCCGCTGGTTCGTCAGTCAGTTTGGTGCTCGCGCGTTCGTGGAGGAATCGACTTCTACGACCGCCGCGTCACAGACCGACCTCAACACGCATACCGCGCTGACAACGACTGCGCATGGTGGATTGTTGGCGTCCACCGATTTCAAGGCGGTCAACCCGCGGCTTGAGGCGTACGGGTTCTGGCCCGCGGAGGACGTCCCGACGTCATCGCAGCAGTTGATCGTCAACCTGCTGTACTACAAGCGGTTCGTGCCGAAGCGGTCGATCACGGCTACCGGGATCGCGTTCGCGGTCACCACCGCGGCGAACAACAACGACACCGTGGACGTGGCGCTGCTTGATGCGTCAGCTAACCGGCTCGCATCGTCAGGGCCGACCGCGAGCCTGTTGAACTCGACGGGCGCCAAAGAGCTCAGCTTCACGGCGTCTTACAGTCTTGTGGCCGGCACCGAGTATTTCGCGGCGATGGTCGCCGCGGTCGCGGGCACGGGCGCGTTTCTGGCGGCGTGGAACTTCGGTAACGCGTCGCTGCCGATGCTGGGGTGCCAGACGGTCGGGACTCCCGACAAGTACGTGGTGGTCGGCGCGCGAGCGAACGGCTCGGCGACGATCGGCACTACACCGGGCCTGCCGAACTCGCTGACGACGACATACTGCCCCGGCATGTTCATCAGGGGGACCTAGGATGGGCACTTTCGTTCAGGTCGCGGCCCCAAAGTACGTTCCGGCGGACGGTTCGGCTGGGCATTCGATGGTTCGGGTGACCGCACAGTCCGGGCCGGTGTATTACGGCCCGGACAACACGGTGACGTCGGGGACCGGGACGCTGCTGTCGCAGGGGTCGTCGGTGACGCTGTCGATCGGCCAGTGGTTTACCTCAGGGTCGACGATCGCAGTGACGCTGTTCCTTGAGGAATCTCCGGTTGAGGTGGAAAGCAGCGGCGGCGTCTCTAGCGCGCTGACGTCCATTGGTGCGCCGTTGAACGTCAGGGACCCGGCGTTCGGCGCGAAGGGCGATTGGCAGGCCAACCAGTCCCTCGACGCCTCAATGACCTCGGGGTCCAACCAGTTGACCGTGACGTCGTACCAGTTCACCGGCAGCGACGTCGGCAAGATCGCGTGCGTGAAGGGCGCCGGGGCAGCCGGAGTGCTGCTGTCCGCCACGATCACCGGTGTCTCGGCCGGCAAGGCGGTCCTGAGCGCCAGCGCATCCACGACGGTGTCGGGCAAACGTGCGTGCTGGGGGTCCGACGACACCGCTGCCCTGAACGCCGCGTTCGCCGCAGCTGCCGTGACGGGGAACCGCAACCGTGCGGTGTACATCCCGCAGGGCTGGTATCGCTTCACTCAGCTTGTCATTCCGTCCGGGATCAAGGTCAGCACCGCCGGATGGGGCAACCATTTCGGCGTGTTCTACGGCATGCAGGTCGGCAACATCGCCGGCACCCTCCTGCAGCAGCTTGAGGGCGCCGAGAAGAACGCCGTTGTGTTCACGCCGCAGTTCACGTCGTCGATTCCGTTCATCGGCCCTGTCGACGTTGAGCTCGGCACCCTCGAGGGACCATTCAACGGCACGACCGGCAACGGCGTCTACTGCGGCCTCGCGGACGGCACTGCTGCCAGGCCGCAGGACGGCTTCCGGTTGCGCGACACGCATGTGATCGGGTTCCCTGAGGATGGGGTGAAGTTCCCGTTGGGGCTCGTGCCGCTGAACGTCCGGAACCTGCGGCTGTTCTACAACCGCAACTATGGCCTCAGCGTGTATCAGGAGGTCAACGGCCAGTCGCACATGGCGCTGCTCGACGGGCTGTCCGCGGACGGCAACGGCCTCGCCGGCCTGTACTTCAACGGCATTCAGCAGCCCACCAACGCGGGGCTGGTCGTCGTCAATGGCTTCAAGGCCGAGGCGCATAGCCTGGCGCAGCAGAACAGCGTGCACGAGTGGACGGAGACGGGGTATCAGGCCGACGCGATCGTCATCGAGGACTGCACCAACCATTTCGTCATCAGCGTTGATTGCGAGTCCGCCAAGAAAGACCTGATCGCTGATCCGGGCGGCACGATCTACTACGCGCCGCATGCGTGCATCGTGGTCAAGGGGACCGTTAGCCCGTCGATCGAGTTCAACGTGTCTACCCGCCTGCTGTCTGGCGGGTCGACGGACGCGTCGCTGTGCGTCGCGATTCGCGACGAGATCAACACGGTCAGCGTCCCGAAGGAAATCAAGTCGGGGTATTACACCGGCAAGAACGCCTCGAACTACGGCGGCGACAGGCAGGTCGTTGCCGGGCCGTTCGCTCGCCGGCTGCTGACCGACTTCGGTGATTTCGTAGCGGCACAGAACGGGTTCGAGGCACCGGGGGATCAGGTCCGTGGGCCGGTGCCGTCACGGTCGTGGTACGAGACCGACGGGCCAACGGGATCGAAGCACTGGGGCCAAGTGCTGTCCGGCGGTCAGCTCACGACACGCGCGTGGGATGACACGGGCGCCAACCCGAAGGTGGTCGTCAAGTACGACAACGCCTCAGGCATCCCGCGTCTGTCGCTGATGGACGACGCCACCGGCAGGGTTGGGTTCTACGGCACCACCCCCGTCGCGAAGCCGACCGTTACCGGTCTACGGAGCGGCAACCCGGGGGTCGCGGCGCTGTTGACGCAGCTCGCCGCAACCGGGCTGCTGACGGACTCCACGACCGCTGGTGTCGTTCCCGGGGATCAGGGGCAGCCCGGCGTGATCGCGGCGAGCCTGTTGACGGGCCGCACGAACCTGACGGTGTCCGCGAGCCGCTCGTACTACGCCAGGTTCGTTCCGGTCAGGGACATGACGGTCACGATCGTCGCGTTCTGTGTCGTGACCGCCGCTGGTGCTGACGACGCGTGCGACGTCGGGATCTACGACTCGACGCTCACGAGGATCGTGTCGAAGGGCGCGACAACGGGCCTGCTGAACTCGACGGGGATCAAGGCCCCGACGATCACGTCCACCCCGTTGACGGCCGGAACGGTGTACTACGCCGGGTTTTCCGTCGGCACCCTCGGCGGCTCCGCTGCGGTGCTGTTCGGGACCGCGAACGACTCGAACAACAACATCGTCGACATTTTCGGCACCGCGAACGGCAAGCGCGAAGCCGGGTATCTCAACTCCGGCCATCCGCTGGGTGCTGGGCCGATCACGCTCGGTGGCGGCCTGGCTGTGCCAATCCTCGCGGTCCGCGAGTCCTAGCAGTAGCTCGTCCCCCCTCTGAAGCACCCCCTCAGCCCCTTAGCTGGCCCCTAAGAGGGGCTGGCGTGTCCCTCAGGACCCGTATGCCGCAGCCCGAACCGACCGTCCCGCGCCGATTCGTCTGGGTATCGACGACCCCTACCTTCGTTCACGCCGACGGAGGGTCCGAGGTCGCCGTCCAAAGCGCCGACAACACCGTCTACTACGGCCCGACGAATACCGTCACCACTGCCACGGGAACAGCGCTGCCCGCCGGCAACACCGTCACCCTCTCGGCCGGCAGGTGGTTTGTTGCCGCGTCCCCGTCGCGGGTCCTCGTCGATGACGCGCAGTGGGTCCCCCGCGACTCCACGCATTTCGGTGGGACGATCTCGGTCGCCCCGGTCATTGACACTGACCCGGGCGTGCTGTTCGTCGGGGACGCCGATTACACCGCTGACGCCCAGCAGATCGGCGGGGTTGTGGTCATGGCGCCCGCCACACGGCGCACGTTCCGGATCGCGGCATTTCAGATCAGAGCGATCGACGGCGGGACACTCAAGGTCATCAACAGCCATGCCACCGGGGTCGTTGACGTCTCCATCGATTCGGCTGTGACGCCTATCCCGCCATCGTTGCGAGCGATCGGGCCGGGCGAGGCGATCGAGGTGGACTTCCTCGGCCCTAACCAGGTGTTCGTCGATGGTGGGCATGTCGTCATTCCGACCGTCACGCCACCGACGAACCTGTTTGCGCCGGTCATCACGTTCGATGGCACGAACTTCAACGCTACGTCGACCGGCACGTGGACCGGTGTCGCGGCGATCGTGTCATTCCGGCGCCAGTGGCAACGAGAGACCTCTGTCGGGTCGGGCACGTTCGCTGACATCGCCGGTCAGACCGGGGTGCTGTACGTCTACAACGCTGGCACGGACGCGAACAAGAAGATCAGGGTCAAGACGTGGGCGACTGACGCGAACGGCAACGAGAGCGCGGCAGCGACCAGCAACGAGCTGACGCAGACCAGCACCGCCGTCCCGGTGAACACGGTTGCGCCGAGCATTCTACTCGCGAACGGCTCGAGTCCCGGTGCGTCGGTGACGGTCGGGACTGGTGTGAAGGTGGATGTGGGGACGTGGACGGGTGCGACGTCGTACACCGTCGAGATGCTGAACCCGGATAACTCGGTGCCGCAGGTGTATGCGTCCCGTGGGTTCCTGACCGCCCCGGACTACCTGTACACCACGATCACGGGTGACGCGGGGTCCGTCGCTCCCTATGAGCACATCCTCGGCCGCGTGGTTGGCGTCAACTCGGTCGGGTCGTCCGCACCGGTAGATACCGCCCAGTTGTCCGTCGTGCCTGCTGGTGGCTCCCCGCCGTCCGGTGGCACGACGTTCGCCGCGACCGTCACCGCCGACATGACCGGTGCGGGGCAGACGTACGCGGCGTCCCCGACAAACGAAACCCCGACGCCGATGAACCCCGGCTACGGGCAGGCGTACGGCCCCAGGTACGGCCTTGGGTCGAACTCGCTGACGACCAACGCAACGAACATCGTTCAGAACTGGTTCGTCCTGTTCGAGCGCGCAGCGTCTCAGGGCACCGTCGGGATCAACGGGTCGGCGTGCAAGGCGCAGGTCGCCGACCTCCAAACGTGGGTTGACGATGTCAACGTCGGATGGGTGATGGTGCAGCACGACCAGGTCCCGGTGCTCGGCCAGATGCTCGGCGCGTGGACAACGTTCACCGGGTCGACCGCGTGGCCGTCCACGGAGTGGCGTTTGCCGTCGACCGCTGATGGTGGCGGCCGCTCATTCCATCTTGGTGAGCCCGGCCGCGTCCGCTCGGACAGCGACCACGGCGTTGGGTGGTGCGCGCACAGCTACCCCGCCGCAAGAAAGCACCTGTTCGGGACGGGCGCCCCGGTACTGAACACGAACGTCAGGGGCGTCGTGACGTTCTGCTTCGCCCGCCTCGACCCTGCGGACTCCACTACGTGGTCCACAGCGAAGTACGGCTTGTGTACCGGCTGCGACCTGAACAAGGACGTCGACACCGCCGCCGGCATCAAGGGCGACATGGCGATCGGCAAAGTCAAGATCCTGGACTCCAACTGGCGGATGTTCTCCTGCTCGGATGTGCGTAACGCAGTGCATTCGGTGAGCAGCATCGTTCCGGTCACGCCGCCCGGCTACTCCGGCACCGGGGCGTACCGATGACCGAAGTTCTCGTGTCGCTGCCGTGGGCCGTTCTGTGTGGCGGCCTTCTTTACGCCCTCACCCGCGTGCTTGAGCACGCCCGCGTTGAGCGCGCGGAACTGTTGCAGCGCATCCAAGCCCCCGAGGTTGCGGTCGCTCAACACGTTCAGCAGACCGACAGCGGTCCCGAAGGACTCGGATGGGTTCCCCCGCATGACGACGAGCTCGCCCGTCAGAACTACATGGAGTTGATGGGTGTCTCTGCTGAGTGACGCGATCGGGGCGGTCAGCACTAAGGTGCGCGCCGAACCCGTCCCGCCCGACGTCAAGCAGAAAGTCACATCGGGACGAACGCGGCTCCGGCAGGTCGCGCCGGAGTGCAACGAGTGCCTGGAGATGTGGCGCGGCAAGCAGTACGTGTATCGCACCTCCAGCAACACCCTGACGGCGCAGAACACGACCGTCAATCGCAGCGACGGCACCGGCCATCGGATCAGGCAGTCGCGGAACATGATCAAGCCGATCGTCCGGCGTGAGGTGTCAGCGGCGACGCAGCGCGTCCCATCCTATGACGTTGCGCCGTCCACGAACGATCCGCAGGACGTGTCGGCCGCGAAGATCAGCGAAAAGGTCGCGTTGTTCGGCTACGAGGACTGGGGCATTGAGGCTGCCACCAAGCGCGTCGCGACCTACGCTGTTGTGACCCCCGGTGGCGGGTTCGCGTGGCCGTACTACGACGACAACGGTGTTACCGAGGGCACCATCAAGATCCGGGTGTTCGGTCCGACGGAGGTTGCGTGGGAGCCCGGCGTCCGGTTCGACGACTCCCGCTGGTACTTCGTCGATCAGGCAATGAGTATCGACGCGGTCAAGAACATGCCCGGGTTCGACGGGCTGCCGCTGACCCCTGACGCCGACAAGGTCGAGACGCTCGGCGATCAAAAGCGCCGCGAGTCCGATCAGAATCTTGTGCTGGTCACCGACTTTCTCGAGCGGCCATGCCCCGATTATCCGAACGGGCGCAGGCTAACGATCGCGAATAACCGTGTGATCGTGCCGCAGGAGGACTATCCGCTCAGGGACAGTCGCGGCGAGCCGATGGACGAACCGGTGCTTCACCCGCTGTCGTATGTCACCGACCCGGAAGCGGACCGTGACCTCGCGTTGGTGCCGGATCTCCTCGACCCGCAACGTTCGTATAACAACGCGAACAACAAGCAGCAGCAGTGGGTTGACCTTGCGATGAACCCGCAGGTCATCGTCAAGAACGGCATCCTGAAGCAGCGACTCACGGACGCGCCGGGCGCAAAGTACGACTTCGTTGGGTCCGGTGACGTCGCGTGGCGACCTGTGCCGCAGATGCCCATGGATTTGGAGGCGGTCAAGCAGCAGGCGCTTGGTGACATGCTGCGGATCGCGTCGCAGAACGACATTCCCGCCGGCCTGGACTCCGGCGAGGCGCTGCAAACGTTCATCGAGAACGACCAGAACGTTCGCCAGGACTTCCTCAAGGGCATCGCAACGTTCCACGCCCGGCTGATGCGGCACTGCCTGATCCTTGTGCAGCTTCACTTCGACACCCCAAGGTTGCTGAGAATCAATGGGGAATGGGGTCCCGATCCAATCGAGAACTTCATCGGCGCGCAGCTCCGCGACCAGTCCGACGTCAGGGTCACTACAGCCAGTATCACGCCGCTGACGCGCGAGAGCATGGCGCAGCGCATCGTCCTGTACATGCAGCAGGGCTGGGTTGATCCGATGAAGGGCATGGCCGCGATCGAGGACGGCACCCCCGAGATCATCATCGATGACTATGAGCGTGACAAGGCGACCGCGCATCGCGTCATTCAGATGCTCGTCACGAACCCGGAGGTGTTCCTCAACGCCCCGACCGTCCTGGGCCCGAACGGTGAGCCGGGTGTGCCGCAGTGGATGCCTCGCCCGTTCGACAACCTTCCTGTTATCGAGCATGAGTTCACGAACTGGATGAAGTCCGATCAGTATTGGCGGGCTGACCCGGTGACGCAGGAAGCCGCGAACCTGTACTACGAGGGCATCCAGATGCTGAAGGCGCAGAAGGCGCAGGCCGAAGCGCTCGCGCAGGCTCAGCAGGCTGAGCAGCTTGGTGCTGAGAACGCGACTCGGCCGCCGACCGAGAAGGTTCTGCCGTCCCAGCCGAAGCTTGGTGGCTAGGTGGCCCAGGTCACGATAACCGACCAGGAGCGCTCGCTTCTGGAGCGCATATGTGAGCAGCAGGGCTGGGAACGGTTGCGACTCGCGTTGATGCGCGAGTGCGAGATATGCCGCGGGCTTCGGAAGGGCTTGTGCAGCCACAGATAGTCGCGCTGCTGTCCTACTACCAGGAGCCTGACCGCTTCCTGAGGGACTGCGTAAAGAGCCTCGCGAAGATTGGTGTGACGAAGCTCGTCGCTCTCGATGGCGCCTATGCGCTGTACCCGGGCGCGAAAGCTTCGTCCCCGGTCAGCAACCATAGGGCGATCGAGAAGACGGCCGCCAAGGCGGGGATCGAGACGCATCATTTCGTTCCCGACGAGCCGTGGTCCGGCAACGAGGTTCACAAACGCTGGACGCTGTTCGATCTCGCCGAGGAGATCACGGACCCTACGGACTGGTGGTTCGTGGTCGACGGCGACGAAATGGTCACCCACGCCCCCGATGATCTGCCGCGAAGGCTCGCAGACACCGCGTGCGGGGCGGCTACGGCCACGCTGTGGTCCGCCGATGAAGAACAGCCCCTACGCATGTTCTTTCGCGCAGAACGCGGCCTACGACCCCGCGGGAACCATTACACGTACGCAACGGAGGATGGGCGCGTGTTCTGGGGCGGGTATCTCGCGGAGACCGAGCCCGCGCTAGATCTGCCGGTGAAGGTGGAACACCGGACGTTTCAACGTCCCGAATCGCGACGTTCAGCGTCTCTCGCGTTCTACGACAAGCGGGACGCGAAGGGTGCGGAGACCCACAAGTGCGCGTGGTGCGGCACCGGCACCCAGGTAACGATCCCGTTCGGGTGGGAGCGCGTCAACGCAGGGAAGGGCGCGACCGCTCAAAGAGCCGGGGTGTGCTTGGAGCACCTTCGCCCCCGGTTGGAGGAATCAGTGAGGCAGGCCGCAGCGTTGGGATACGACGCGCTGCCTCACATGAAGTCGCTGATTCAGCACATCAGCGCCTAACAAGCTTGGACCCATGGGGGTCCCTGCGCGGTCAGTGACCGCGACCCATCCGCCGGCACCGTCCGGCCACATCACAGGAGACCCAGACGAGATGTCTGACGACCTGACCGATCCGGCTGAAGTGCCGGTTGAGACCGCGCAGGACGCGGTCGAGCCCAACGAGCCTGTCGCGGAAGCTCCCGCCCCCTGGGGCGACGACTTCAACCCCGACCGAGCGTGGCGAACCATCACCCACCTCCGGGACCGCGAAAAGGAACTCGAGAAGCAGGCCAAGGAGTTTGAGCGCCTGCGCAACGACCCCGACGCCTTCCGAGAGTTCGTGTCCGAACTGGGCTACGAACTCCCCGAAGACGACGACGAGCCCGACACCCACGAGCAGCCCGACTTCCGGGACCCGCGCGTCGACCAGATCCTCGCAGAGCGAGACCAGGAACGACGCAACCAGCAGGTCATGGAGCAGGCCGCGAAGGACGTCACCGCCATCCAGAGCGAGATCGGACGAGATCTCACTCAGGCGGAACTAGAACGGCTCGGCAAGCTCGCGATCCCCGACGACAAGGGCATCCCTCGCGTTGCTCTTGCTTGGGCGGAGATCAAGGAGCTAGAGCTCGCGAACCGCAAGCCGCAGAAGCCTGCGCGCCCACCGGCCACCGGCTCGCAAGGGGTCGAGAAGTTCGACATCAGAGACCCAGAGCAGCGCATCAAGCGCATGGCCGCCATTCTGGAGGCCAGCTCCGGTTGACCCCCTCCCCCTAGAAGGACATCATCATGGCAGGAGCCACCCTTACCACGGTGGACGCTGCTCTCAAGGAGACCTGGACCGAGTCCGATCTCGCGGAGCAGATCTACCAGGGCAACCCGTTCCTGGAGCGCGTCAGGCGCATCAAGAGCACTCAGGTCGGCCAGCAGGCCGTCACCCCGATCCACGTCTCCCGCAACGCCGGTTACACGGCGTTTCCCGCCTCCGGTGCCACGCTCAACGCGGCCGGCAACCAGGGCATGGCGCAGGCGACGTGGCAGTACACCCACCACGCGCAGCAGGTCCGCATCGAGGGTTCCGCGATCGACGGCACGTCCTCGGATGCGCTGTCCGTCGCCGAAGTCGTCGACACCGAGGTCTCGGGCGCACTGGACGACCTCAACCGGCGACTGACTCGCCAGTTGTTCGGCAACGGCGACGCGCTGATCACGGCGTGCGGCACGACCACGTCCAGCACGACCGTTGTGCTGAACGTGACCGATGGCTGGAACGCCATCGAGCGCGGCTGGCTGGGTGTCGGCGACCCCATCGACATCGGTACCACCGCGAACGAGGTGTCCGTCGCGGACGCCGTCACCATCACCGCGGTCACCGAGTCGCCCACCGCCCCGACGATCACGATCTCCGGGTCGGCGGTCACGACGTCGTCGGCGAACTACGTGTCGCTCGCGAACTCGCGGTCCGGCACCACGTCGTACGAGATGAACGGCCTGACGAACATCGTGTCGACGTCGGCGACGCTCGGTGGCCTTACGGTCGCGTCGAACCCGACGTGGGCCGCTGCCGGTGTCGACAGCACGTCGCAGGCGCTGACGCTCGCGCTGATCTACGGCAAGGATCGCCAGATCCGTCAGAAGACGGGCAAGGACAGCACGATGAAGCTGACCGGCCTCAAGCAGGCCGAGGCGGCGTACAAGCTCGGCCAGGCACAGGTCCGGTTCGCCGGCGATAGCAAGGTGTCGGTCGGCAACATCGACGCGTTCGACATCGCCGGGATGACGGTCGCCCGTCACCCCGACTGCCAGAACGAGAAGTTCTACTTCCTCACCATCGAGGACTTCCGGCTGATCACGGCCGGCGACCCGTACTGGCAGTCCAAGATCACCGGCGGCAAGACCCTGGAGTGGATTCAGGGCACGGACGCGTACGGCGCGAAGATCGTCTGCCGTATGCAGCTCGGTCTCGCTCGGCGCAACAGCCAGGCCGCCCTCACGGGCCTCAGCTAGGCCCCAGGTTGACAGCAGCCCCGTCCCGGGTCACGCCGGGGCGGGGCCATCCGTCGTACCCCTTCTCCCCAAGGAAACCCTTATGGCCCTCTCCTTCTCCGCTGTCGACTGGGCTGGTGTGTCCGGCACGCAGCGCAAGACCGTCACGAACGTGACGTTCGACTCGTCGTACCTGTCGGGCGGCGAAACCGTCACGGCCGCCCAGCTTGGTCTGTCGTCGCTCGACTACGGCACCTGTCAGATCAAGGCGGTTGGCGGCACCGTCAACGTCGCTTCCGCGTTCCTCGAGTGCGTCGCCGACCCGGCCGCCAACAAGATCCATCTGTGGGACGAGACGCCGGCCGAGGTGACGTCGACCGCGGACGTGTCTGGCATCGTCGTTCAGGTCACGGCGTTCGGGCACTGAGCATGAGTTCGCTGATCTTGCCACCGACCGCGCTGTACAACCTGGAGCGCGAAGCGATGGCTGAGCGTCATGGGGCGTTGCGCTGGTTCGATCAGCAGCTCAAGCAGATCGACCCTGCGCTTGACCTGGTTCGTGCGGCCCCGCACGCTTCGGCGCCCGGCATGGTGCCGGACTTCTGGCATGTGCGTCGTCGTAACGGCCCGGGGGTCATCGACTCGTACATCGCGATCACGGGCGATGACGGCGGGTTCGTGGAGCCTGCGTCCTGGTGGCTGGAGCGGTTCCGTGCGGATGACGCATGGACGAACGGTGGCTGGGATGCGATGAAGAAGCGCTGGGACGCTCGCGAGGCGTCCCGTGCCCGCGACAAAGAGAACCGCAGGGTCGCGAGGGTTGAGGAGATCGCCGGCCGCATCAAAGCGATCGATAGCCCCGGCGTCTCGATGACCGATGCGGGCGCGTGGCGGTATCGGGCTAGGGCTCGTCGTGGCTGATTACCAGCTCACGCACACCCCGATCGAAGTGGTGCCCGATGCGGGGTGCCGCACATATGTGGTGTCGGTCGGCGGCGAAGCGTTCTACGGCCGCTCGCATGTGTTGGAGCCCGCCACGATCGTCGGCAGCCTCTCCCACGATGAGCGCGTCACGATCGATGAGCGCATGTGGTTCATGTCGGGTGACGGCGCCCGTTTGCATGTGGTTCAGCAGCGGTTCTGTCGTCGGTGTGGGTGGGTTGACGGATGAACTTGGGCACCATGCGAACCGAGCTCCAGGCCCGAGGTTTCGATGGCCTGTCGACGACGCGCGCCAACCAGTTCATTGTCGAGGCCTACCACGCGATCTGCGAATGGGACGGCACGCCCTGGCCGTTCCTTGAGACGACGACCACCGGGACCGCGCCGGTCACGATCAGCGACCTGCGAGAGATTCTGTACGTCATTGACACCGCCACCTTGGACCGGTTGGAGCAGGCGGACAGTCGAGACATCGTGGATCTTGACCCTGCGATCACGACCGCCGGCACACCGTACCGCTACTGGCTCGACGGCCTCACGACGCTAAAGGTCTGGCCGACGAACACCTCACAAACCCTCAGCATCCGGTACCTAAAGGTACCCACCGATCTGTCGTCGGACTCCGACACGCCGGTGGTGCCGACGCGCTACCACCCGCAGATCGTGGACATGGCCGAAGTGCTGGCGTGCCAAGACGTGTCGGACTTCCAGAAAGCGGAGGCGAAGCGCCAGCTCCTCGAGCTGAAGTTGCGCCGGATGCAGGACACGCTCTGCAAACGCAACGACGACGACCCCGACTACATCGTTGTGACGAACACGGACCTCATATCGGGGTCTTGGTGCTGAGCAAGGAAGTCGCGGCCGCGATGATCGCACCGCCGGTCGGTGTCCCACGCGATGACGGTGCGGCCATGCTTGTGGATCGACGCGCGAGCAAAGACATGGTTGGCGTACATGACGGATCGCGGGTTGGTGGAATGCTCAGGGTCCAGTGTATTCGCCGGGTCGCGAAACCCAGCGAGATGCCCATACTCGTGGATCATTGTGGTGCAGAACACTGGCCATGGTGCGTGACGAGCGACAATGATCTGACAGAGATCGGGGCTGGCTGCTGCGAGCCCGTCCCCGTCGTCACCTGGGATGGCCTGCCAAGTGACGTGGACGCCGCTGGCGCACGGGTTGTGCCAGACGATCTGCGCGATCAGCTTCGCACGGTCGATCCTCCAGCCGGCATGGGCCGGGGTCGCGAGGACCGCGAGGAGCGCCGCGACGATCAGACCCAACCGCACACCACCGACGGTACACCATGGTAAACGCAGAGGTCGGCCAGTTCGGGGGGCTGCAGCTTCTCGCGGACCCGCAGGACGTGGGGATGCGCGGCGCGACCTCGATGCTCAACGCCGATATTGGGCGTGGCCGGTCGATCGTTGGTTCGCGCGCTGGCCTGTCGCGTCTCGGGACGGGTTCCGGCACCTATCATCGCATCGCGGCGGTCAACGGCGCGAAGCTGGTGGTCGCGAAGAACGCCGGGTCGGGCATCGCGGCCCAGTACATCACGATCAGCTCCGGGTCGTTTTCGACAGCTTCGTCCCCGACGTGGGGTAGCTCGTCCACGATCGTGACGAGCATCCTGGGGTTCTCTGCATCCGGGACCATCGGCATCGCGTCCCGCAACAGTTCAAGCAACGAGGAACTGAAGGCGTGGGACGGGACCGGTGCGGCACCTACGGGAGCGACGTACAACCCTAGGTATATCGCGATCACGCCTACCGATCAGCGGTTGGTAGCGGCGCACTACACGTCGTCAACTGCCACCCCGTCGGGCGCTAACGGAACGACGTCAACCGTCTTCTTCTCCAACGCCGGGGACCTCAGCGGTATCCCCGCCTCGTTCCCCGCGAACAACTGGGTGCAGCTTTACCCGTACGACGGGGAAGAGATCACCGGGGTCGTGACATGGCGGGAACTCACATTCGTCATCAAACGTTCCGCGCTGTACGTCTTTTACGGCAACTCGGTCGACGGGCAGGGGAACGCCGTTTTCAACTTCCGGCGAGTGACTCTCCCCGCGCTGGCGCGCGCCACCGCTAACCGTGGTGGCGAGAACATGGTCGCTGGCCCCGACGGGGTCTACCTCCTGTTGACAGACGGCGTGTATCGCACCACGGGTGGCCAGCCCGAAATGCTGTCCCGCCAGATCAGCCCGCTGTTCGACAGCACTGGCGACAGCGCCATGGTGTTCCCGAACACGTCCACCGATTGGATGTTCGGCTCTCACGGCAACCGCGTCTACCTCTCCTACCCGAACGGCGCGAACTACCGCACCCTCGTGTACGACTCTCTGCTTGGAGAGTGGCTGCTGTGGGACATCACGGCCGGCACGTCGGCGCTACCTACCAACGTCATCACCTGGCTGGACACCAATGGGCTGCCGGTCGGCTACTTCGCCGCGGGCTCCAAGGTGTTCTCGTTCTCGCCCACCGCAACGTCGGATGACGGGACCGCGATCACGTCGTCGTACCGCACGGGGTTTTGGACACCCGCCGTCGGGACGGTGCGGGCTTCCGATGATCAGCGTCAGGTTCGCTGCTGGAAGCTTGATGGCGTTGGCGCGGTGAGCCTCAAGACCGCCATGAACGATTCGACCACCCTGGGTTCGGCGGCGACGGTGACGATGGGCACATCACCGGCTGTGGCGCGCGGACAGGACTGGCGCGGCGTCGTCGGACGCAACTTTAGCGTCGAGCTCTCGAGCACCGCCGCGTGGTCGGTGTCCCGCATGCTCGCGGGGGTGGAGTAAATGCCGATCCCGCTTGAGCGAGTTGACCACCTTGGCGACGGAACCATCGACCCCGCGACTACGCAGCGTAACTTCAACAAGCTTGCGCAGCTCGTCCCGGGGTTTGGCGGCAAGTCCGTAGAGATTCGCTATGGACGCACGAACACTGGTGGGTTCGGCGGCGGCGTGGTCCTTACGCAGTCGGTCACGCACGGTCTGGGAACGACGCCCGTAGCGATCCTCGGCACCGCCGACTCCGTGTCCTACACCGGGGTGTTGCGCCCTGTCGTTTGCTCTGTCGACTCGTATAGCGCAACGACCGTCACGTTCCGATGCTATCTGCCGGACGGCTCTACCCCGGCTATCGGAACTGTCATCAACTGGACCGTGATCGGCTGAATATGGCAAGTAACCATGGTGGGGTCAACTCGAAGACGCGGAAGCTTCAGCGAAACAAGCCCGTTGCGCCTCCCCAGGTGCATACGGACACGGCTGCGTGGCAGGCGTTCGCCGATGGGCTGAAGGCCAAGCAGTCGCAGCCGCCCGCGGAGGACCCGGCGACCGCGCAGTACAAGTCGCTGCTTGGCGACGCGACGACCAACGCGAATCGCACATATGGCACTACGCTCGTCGATTCGGTCGGCAACGAGTCGTCGTTTGCGAGCGATCTCGGTGCGACGCTGGCCGATCGTCCCAAGGACGCGGATGGCGCGTACCTGGACCCGTCGGCGGTCACTACCGGGACGTTTGACTGGGGCGGCGTTCAGGCGTCGAACCCGTTCAGCAAAGCTGCGCTGCTCGTCCGCAACTACCAGCAGCAGCGGGGGCGCACCACGAATGGCTACGCAGCACAGGGGCAGCTTTACTCCGGCGCTATCCAGAACCAGCGCGGCCAGGACACCTTCGGCTATCAGCAGGGCCAGGACACGCTGCAGAAGGCGTTGCAGGAATACCTCACCGGTCAGTCGCGTTCTCGTCGCGACGCTGGGGTTACGCGCGACGACACGATCAACAACGCCGGCCTTACGGGTCTCGGCTCGCTCCTCGGAGGCTAGAGATGGCACTTCCCCCTGAAGCACAGCGCGCGATTGCCGAGGGCATGAAGAAGCGAAAGAAGCGTCAGCCTGCCGAGGATGAGCCGGGCTGGGACCCGAAGACGATGGGCAACCGTCGCACGAAGCGACCGCTTCGGAAGATCACGCCGCAGGAGTTCGCGGCTGGCAAGCGGATGATTTGAGAACCGCATGAGCAACACTCCTCGTGTCACCGGCCAAAGGCCTCAGCCGACGACCGGCAAAACCGTCATCAAGAAGCCGAAGAAGCCTGCGAAGCCGCATGGCATCCCGACCGAGGGCGAGCGCTTGGCTATTTGGCTCGCCAACCCGGGCCTGCGGTCCAAGCTCCCCGATTCGGCGTTGACCGAGGGGCAGTTGGCGCAGCGCAAGACGAACGCGTTCAATGCTGCCCCCGCGGCCCCGGGGTCGAGCTACACCAACGGCTCCCTCAACCAGCTACTGGACATCCTGACGCGTCAGAAGTTCGGTCCCGAACAGCAGGCGCTCGATCAGCGCGGCCACGACATGCCGCTATGGTTTCAGGCGTACCGCAAGCAGGTGGATGATGCGCGCCTCGCGGAGAACGCTGCGGTGGGCCAGCAGGTCACGTCGCTGAACAACTTTGCGACGCAGGCCAGCGGCGATCTTGGTTACACGGGGGATGGCAGCGATCCTGCGGCCGCTCAGCGGGCCCAGGCTGCCGCTGCGGTTCGAGCCTCCGGGATCACCAACCAGGCTGCGATTGCGCAACAGCTCGGCGGAATCCAGAACTCGTTCTTGACGAACACGGGTCTCAACAGCTTCGGGTTGCAGAACGGTGCGATGGCACAGCTCGGGCAGCAACGCCAGCAACTCGCTCGGGACCGGGGTGATTTTCGTGTGACGCAGCGCGGTCAGATCCTGTCGGATGAGGCTGACTCCGCGTTGAAGAACGCGCTGACGGCGTCGCAGATCGGCGAGAACGAGGCGCAGACGAGCGCAACGCAAGCGACGACTGCGAAAACTAAGGCCGATACAACGAAGACGAAGGCCGAGAACGCGTACTTCAAGAAGTACGGGCATTACCCGAAGCGGGGTGGTACGTCGGCTGCGGACAAGGTTGCCGAAGCGCGCCTGAAGTTCTTCAACGAGCATGGGTATTTCCCGCCGACCGGGCCGCCGAAGACCGGCAAGGGTGGCGACAAGGACGAGTTTGGCAACACGCCGAAACAGCGCCAGGCTGCGCAGGATTCGTTCGATAAGGCGCGTCGTCTCGCGAAGCAGTACAAGCCATCGGTCAAGACCGAGAGTGAGCTGGTGGACTTCCTCGTTGGCGCGAAGAACGTGAACATCGCTATGGCGAGAGCTGCGGCGCAGGCAGCGTTTCATGAGGGGCGCGTCGGTCCGAAGACCAAGGGTCGTTTGAAGCGTCGTGGTGTCACGAAGTTTCCGAAGGGCACCCCGACGGTTTCCAAGGACACCGCTGATACGGTGAATAGTGCGATCAGTGGTGTCGGGGCGTTGTTGTCGAACCTGCCGGGGAGCTAGGTGCGCGGCATCGAGTCCGGTGGCGGCAAGCCCCGGAAGCCCCTGAAGAAGAAGCCCCCAACGCCCGCGCCTCGTCGGGGTGGTGCTGCCGACACGTGGAAGCAGCCTGGGTACACGCCACCTAAGTCCCAGACGCCTACAAAACCGCACCCGCCGAAGCCCCATCCGTCGGAGGTCAAGGACGTCAAGTCTGACGCTGACCGTAAGCGTGCCGAGCCGACCGTTCGCCGCGAGCTGAAGCTGATCCGTCAGCGCGAGGCCGCCCGCAAGGAGGCCGCAAGGATCAACGCTGCCGCCAAGGGCAGGACGCTGACCGTCAAAACACACCGTGACAGTCCCGTCAAGGACGTCGCGCACGCTGCCGACAACGTGCTACGAGTCGTTTATCCAAGGGGTAAGAAGGGCGGCAAGGGCGCCCCGGCGGGTTCCGCTGTGTCCTCCGTGCCGATGGTCGCGACCGGCGGGCCGGCACGCCGCGCCAAGAACATCGGTACCGCACTGTATCTCGATCCCGTCGGGGTCCCGAAGAACACCATCAAGTCGCTTCCGTCGATCGCTGCTGGCGCTGTTGGTGCCACGGGTTCGATCATCAACGACGCCGCTCATGGTCGCGCGACGACGCTCAAGAAGCTCCCGGGTGAGGCGGCGAAGGGCTACAAGCGGCGGTACGGCGCGTCGGACGCAGAACAGATCCGACAGATCCGTAAGGAGGGCGCGGCGTCGGACGTGTCGGACGCTGCGGCGGTGCTGGGTGGCGGTGGTGCGGTCATCGGTCGCGCGCTGACGCCCATCGCGAAGACTGGTGCGCTTGGCGAGAAGGCCGCCAAGGTCGCGTCTGAGGCTCGCCCGAAGTTGCGTGTGCTGCCTGGTGAGGGTGGCGCCAAGACACAGCCGAAGTCCAAGAACCTGTTTGTCGCGGGTGTTCAGGACGCACGCGATCAGCGCCGCGCAAAGAAGATCGCGAAGCAGCAGGCTCGTCACGAGGCTGAGGGCACCCCGGTCCGGGGGGTCGTGCCGGAGGGACCCGACGAGGTTGTGCGTACGTCGCTGCGGCGCCAGCGCCACGAGCAGCACAAGGCGACGGCCGGTCAGGTGTCCCGCGGCCACATCCGGTTGAAGAACAAGCAGGACCGCGAGGTCCGCCAGGGGATCGAGCGTGAGCGCAGGACGTTGCGCAAGGCGACGCCGAAGAACGCCCGGGGTGTTGTCGCTGATGCTGAGCAGTTGGCGCTCGAGGGGCACATCAACTTCGATGATGTTGCGAGGACTCGCGAGCTGCTGACGGCCCGGCGCGCCGCGATCGTTTCGCACCGCGCCGAGCACAAGACGAAGGTGCCGAAGACGCGCGGGAAGTCGAACGACGACCTCGCAAGAATTGACAGGGTTCTCAAGGCGCTTGATGAGAACCCGTCGTCTGTGTTGTCCCCGGCGCTCCGCGACTTCCACGCCAAGCAGGTCGACCGGTACCACCGTTTGCGTGGTGACGAGCAGATCGTCGATGCGCTCACCGCCGATGTGCGTCGGTACATGCCGCTCGCGCGCACCACTGGGGACGCTAAGGCGTTCGAGGCGAAGGTCGCACGCATCGAAGAGAAGCACGCCAACGGCGACTTCGGGGCACCGGAGAGCAGCACGGCTGCGGCCAAGGCGAACGAGCTCGTCGATCGTGCCCGCACCCAGTTCGTCGCGACGGTCAAGGCGAAGGCTACGCATATGGGTGTCGGGGAGCCGGTGTACGTGCTGCATCGCCCCCGACCGACCGCCGGGTACGCCGACTACGCAGCCGGTGGGTCACGCGCCGTCGCTGGTCCCAAGAAAACCAGCTACAAGCTGCATGACACCGGGACGCAGGACGTCACCCCTGGCGCGTACACACAGGGCGTCGCGAAGACGATCAAACGCAACGTCAACTGGAACACCGTTGCTGACGTGCTTGAGCGTAACGCGGTGCCGTGGTCGCGCGGCACGGCCGGCGGTGGGCGGACCGTTGAGAAGTTGCGCCAGGAGATCGACACTCGCGGTCTCGACGAAAGGGACTGGGCCGTCGTCGATCTCGGCGTGTACCGCAAGAACCTTGAGGCGGCGACCGTCGGCCGCGGCGACGACCTCATCTCTACTGGCGAGGCCGGTCTGCACGATGCGCTGACGAAAGCAACGTATGATCTGGCGGGCGCCGAGTCCCAGTTCGTGCGAACCAACCGTCGTTTCGTGGTGGTTCCGCGCGCTGTCGCGAACGAGCTGCGCGACATGACGAAGCCCGCTGGCACCATCCGTCGTGGCGCTCAGAAGTTCCAGGGATGGCAGTCCCGCGTTCTGCTGAACCTCAACCCGACGTTCGTCCCGATCCAGGTGATCGGGACCACCCCGCTCGCGATCTACGCTCTCCGTGGCAACGTCAAGGACTTGCTGGCCGCGCAGGGCTGGTATAAGGATCTCGACACTGCGAGCCGCGACGTGGTTGACGAGCGCCTCGGAATCAGCCCCGCCCGGTCCGCTACGCAGTCCCCGCGGCTTGGTGCTGCATCGCCGGACAACCGGCTCATCCGGTTCTTCCAGGCGGTCGTTGACAGCGACCGTGCGCAGCGCATCAAGGGTTCGTGGGCGAACCCACTGAACTGGAACCCCATCTTCGATGACGCCCAGAACGGGTTCTTCCGCAAGGCCGTGTTCTACAACCAGGCGAAGCGGCAGGCCGCGCAGGGCATGGGCCGCTCCGCCGATGCCATCCGCAGCGACGCCGCTCCGTTGATCGACATTCTCAAGATGCCGGCCGGCGAAGCGAAGATCCGTGCTCTCCGTCGCGCCGAACCGCAGATCGAGCAGGTCGCGCAGCATGTCGACGACTGGCTCGGCAACTATTTGCGGTTCACCGCTCGTGAGCGGCAGTACCTCAAGACGGCGCTGCTGTTCTACGGCTTCCTGCGCTGGTCGCTGAAGTTCACGCTGTACACGCTGCCGGTCAAGCATCCGATCGCTACGTCGATCCTCGCGAAGCTCGGGGAGCTCCACAACGACGAGGTCATCGACCTACTGGCGTTGCAGGCGGTCAACGAGTCTGGTGGGCGCATCACGAAAGAGCAGGCCGCCGATGAGTTGCGTAAGGGCGGCTACTCCGGTGTGTTCGGTCGCGTCTGGATCGCGAGCGACGGCAAGCTGAAAAGCATCGATCTTCAGCGCGTCAACCCGTTCACCAACGCTCTCGCTGGCGTTCTCGATGGTGGCGTGCGCGCGCTGCCCGGCTTGTTGTCCCCGGCGCTCCAGGCCGTCTCCGACCTTGCGTATGGGCGGTCGGCGTTCCAGGACCGCCCGCTGAACTTCGGCGGCAAGGACGTCGAGCGGGCGGCAGACATCACGCTTGGGCAGGGCGCAAGGTACGTTGGGCGGACGCTGGCGCGTACCGCGTTCCCGATTCGTGCTGCCGACAACATCCTCAACCCGGGGTCGCAGAGCGACGACAGCCTCCCGGTTGTGGGGGACCGCCCGCGAGTCCCGCAGACCGATACGCAGGCGAAGCGCGAAGCGCAGAAGGTTCGCGACAAGGGACCGTTCTCGCAGCGACTCGCGAGCCAGGTCCTGCCGTTGCAAGCCAAGCCGGATAACACCGCTCGCGGGGTCTCCGGCCGCGTCTTGCATGAGCGGATGGCCGCACTGGACGCCCGCAAGAACCAGCTTGAGCAGGCTGGCAAGAAGTTCCGGCCCGGGTCGCGTTTCTTTACCCCGGAGTATCAGAGCCTGTTGGATGAGGAGAAGCGGCTGCGGACTACGCCTGGCGAGACGCCGAAAAAGGTCGTTCGCGGCAAGCGGTACCTCACTCCGGCGCAGAAGTTCCAGAAGGAAGTCGACGATTTCCGGAAGCAGGCGAACAAGACGCCCGAGGAGATGCGTCAGGAAGTCAACGCGTACTTTGGTCGCTAGTCGAACAGTGCGTGCGCGTCGATCTGCCCGGCGGCGAGAAGCACACCGAGGATGACCGCCCACGCAGCGAACGTCGCGAATGCTGCGGCAACGAGGCGGCTGTCGCCGCGATCAGAGCCGTATCCGGCGGTCATCCCACAAGCGGCCCATGGCCCGAATATCACTGCTAGCTGAGCCCATCCCGGCACAGCCGTTCACCTTACCGCCCGGAGCGTCCCTTTGCCGAACTATCGTCTAGCTGCGGAGCGGGCCGCTCGCAAGTACGGCATCGATCCGAAGATCTTCCTGGCGATGATCAACCAGGAGTCGGGGTTCAACCCGACAGCTCGATCGTCTGCGGGCGCGCAGGGTATCGCGCAGTTCATCCCGCCGACCGCCAAGGCGTATGGCGTGGATCTGAACGATGGGCGCGCAACCGATGATCTTGAGGGCGCCGCAAGGTATCTGCGGGACAATCTCGCGAAGACCGGCGGGAACTATCACCAAGCGCTGTCGATCTACAACAGTGGTCGTCCGGATGCGTATCGCGATCCGACTTTCGCGAAGGGCCAGACGTACAACTATGTGCGGTCGATCCTGGCCGCTGCGGGCAACGGGAAGCCGCAGGGCCGGGGTACCGCCAGCTCTAGGGCTGGGGGCGCGTCTACGACCACGACCACGAAGACGATCCCGGGGGTCGACAACTCTGAGCAGCGTCGCGCGCTCGTCGCCGCGTATCTCGCTAACACGCACAACCCGAGCGCGCTGACCGCGCTTGCGGCTGGGCTGTTGGGCGCGAAGGACACCCCGGCGCAGACCGTCACGTCCACCAAGACCACTAAGGGCGCCAGTACGGGTAGTTCGGGGGCGAAGGGTCGTTCGCCGCTGCTCGAACTGTTCTGGCAAGGACAGGGCGGCATCAACGTCAAAAACGGCAAAAAGGTCCCACAAGGCTTCGTGGAAGGCCACGCCGACCACGTACACGTCGCGGCCGGCCCGAAGACCGTGGTGGAACTCGGGAAGCTCGCGCAGGCGATGGGTCTCCGGGTGGGGGAGAACAGCCACTTCGATGGCGGCCGGCGAATCATAACCGGCCACGCCCCCAATTCGTATCACTACAAGGATGAGGCGATTGATGTGTCGGGAGACCCGGCCGCTATGCGCGCGTTCGCTCACAGGGTCGCAGCCCTCTACAAAATCCGATAGGTCCAGCGATGACTCCAGCCGAGATCACGACGATCTTGTATCGCCTCGACAAGCAAGACGAAGTGCTGGGAGAGATCCAGCACCACGTCTCGAAAACCAACGGGCGGGTGATGAAGCTCGAGATCTGGCAAGCCCGCGTGATCGGGGCCGTCGCTGTGCTGGCGTTCTTGCTGAGCGCCGTGGCTCTCCCGGTGCTCGTCGCCGTGCTTTAGCCCGCTCGCTGCGGGATTCCTCTTTCTAGTCTGTCCTCACGTCCGCCCAAGGTGGTCCATATGGTTGTGCTTCCGAACACGCGACAGTCCTACGAGTCGCAGGTCGTTCACGGCAAGCGCGCCCGCACAAAGGGCGTCGTCATTCACACCATCGAGGGCACCGACGAGGGCGCCGTCTCATGGTTCGCGAATCCGTCGGCTGGTGGTGTCGGGGCGCACATCGTCGTTGGTCATGCCCCGCCTCGGGTGGTGCAGCTCTGCGACCTCGATGCCGTGTGCTGGCATGCCGTCGGCGCGAACAGCGAGTACATCGGCATCGAGCACGAGGGATGCGCAGCCGACTCGAAGGTGACGTGGATGCGTCGCCGGAAGCAGCGCATCCTGTCCGCGAACCGTGTCGCCTACATCTGCTGGCACTACGGCCTTGGTACGCCGCGCAAGGGTTTCAACGTGTTCGGGCACATCGACTTCCCACGGGGTGGCCACCACGACCCGGGTCCCGGGTTCTGGGTCGGCGGGCTGTACATGGCGGCATGTCGGCGGGCCCACAAGAACCTGCAACGCTCGAACGGTCGGCGCTGGACCCGATTCGGAGGTAACAAGTGAAAGCATCGAATCATCCGACCGGCATCGCTGCTGCGGTCGCCATGATTATGGTTATCGTCGCGCAGCAGTTCAGTATCGATCTGAGCCCGGAGGTTGCGGCAGGGATCGTCGGGTTGGTAGCCGCGATCGTCAGCAAGTTCACGCCGCGCCATGCCTAGCAGTTCGTCGCTTGCGCCTCATGCGCGCGAGGTGACCGCCCTGGTCTCACAGGGCGTACCGAACCGGCAGATCGCTGTTCGCTTCAACGTGGACGAGGCGACCGTCCGCCGGTTCCGCGCAAAGGCTGGCATCGGCGAACCCGCACCACCGGACCCGCTGACCGCAGACATCGAGGATCGCGAGATCCCTCTGTTCGTCAGGGACTACTCGCACTGCGATTCGCTGTACCTGTACGCCCTTGGTGACGTTCACAAGGGCGCGCGCACCCACAAGCGCGAGCAGTGGCGACAGTGGATCGACTACCTTGCGCACACCGAGCGGACCGCCATGATCGGCACAGGCGACATGCTGAACGCCGCGATCCTGGGCTCCAAGTCCGACGTGTATGACGAGGTGCTTTCGGTCGGTAAAGCGAAGCGCGAGATCCGCGACGAACTCCGGCCGTTGGCTGACGCCGGCCGCCTCGATCTGCTGATGCCAGGCAACCATGAAGATCGCATCTCCCGCGCGATTGGTGATTGCCCGATCGAGGACATCGCCGATAGCCTGAACGTGAACTACGCGGCGGCAGCGGCATGGATGGTGTACCGCGTCGGCGATGTTGAGTACGACGTGTACCTCCGTCACGGCACCGGCAACGGCCAGTCGTTGGTGACGTTGTCGAAGGGCGGGATGGTCGCCGAAGCAGATCTATACATAACTGGTCATACCCATCGGATGGCGGCCACTGCCGATGAAATCTTCTGTCGTCGCGAGGGCCAGGTTGGGCGTCGTCGTCGCTATTACGTGTCTTCTGGTAGCTGGCTGGGCTATGAGTCCTATGCGGCGCAGCGTGGTTATCCGCCTTCGCGGATCGGGGCGCCGAGGGTGTATCTCTCGGGCCGCAAGCACGACATCCACTGCTCAATCTGACATGTTCGGTACTCCCAAGCCGGCGGCTGACGACCATACGTTCGTCGCGGAACTCACGCCTTATCAGCGCCTCGAGCTGCTGTCGATCATGCGTAAGCAGTCCTCGAACGCCGTCAACAAGGGGATCATCGAGGCGTTGGAGTTGGCGGAACGTTTGGATCTCCCCCCGATCAAGCGTGAGGACTGGGACCGCAGGGAGCGCTGGGCGCAGGCCGGTTATTCGCTGATCGATCAGTTGATCGACGGCTTCCACCCGAAGGAAGACCCGTCGCCGAAGCCCACGCTCAAACCACCGGGAGAAACAGCGTGATCATCCAGGACCACCCGTTCGAGCCGTCCGCGGCCGCCAACCCGAGGCTGCACCGGTCGTGCGGGAAGTGCTCACGCATCCCGGAGGCGCACCCCGTCGGCCGCGACCCCCAGGCGGAGCGGCAGTTCCTCGCCGACGCCGTGGAACTCGTCGGGCTGGTCCGTGGAATGTCTCACAACCCAGGCGCTACCGCTTCGTTTGTGAAATCGGTGTGGGCGAGGCTTGAGGCCGGCGCGCGTACGTACGGCGAGAACGAGTACCTGAACCGGGACAACCTCGAGGAGGCGTTGGAGGAGGGGCCGGACATCAGCGGCTACTCGATGCTCGAGCTGGCGCGGTTGGCGTTCGAGGGAGCATCCGATGATGACCTGTCGGAGATCCGGGTGGATCTCGTGTCCGCTACGGCTCATGCGGCGATCGCGGATCAGTACCTCAGGGCTGCTCGGGAGAAGCGGCAGGAGCTCGGGCTGTGAAGTGGGCTGTGAAGTGTTTGCGGTGCGACAACACGTTGGTTGGCGGGAAGTGCCCGGGGTGTTCGAACATCGAGGCGCGCTGGGGCGACTTCCTGGAGCATTTGGAGGGTGGTGGCGCCCCGTTTGGTGGCGAGTTCAACGCGAGCATCAGCGAGGTTGTCGACGGGTACTCAGAGGTGATCCGCCGGTTGAAGGCTGACGTTGCGGCCTGGGAAGATCAGCACGGGGAGTCGCGGCCGGAGTGAGCCGGTTTTGGACGTGTCGGCGGTGCCGGGTCCGGCTGCCGAGGATCAAGCAGAAGTGCCCGGAGTGCGGGGCCGCGAGGCCGGTGCGGCGTACGGCCGCTCAGAAGGCGCTCGCGGACGAGTACGGCGTGTGGGAAGCCCGGTTCGGAGCGGCCTGCGGGATCTGCGGCAGGGGGGCGTCGGAGCGCCGCCGGCTCGATCGTGACCACGATCACAAGACCGGGGAGGCGAGGGGGCTCTTGTGCGCGAGATGCAACCGGGCGTTGCCGTCGTGGATGACGGCGGAGTGGCTGACGAAGGCCGCTGCGTACCTGTCTCGCTGCGCGTAACGACCCGAAACCTCCATCGTTTCTGCGCGGCCCGCCCCTCAGGCGGGCCGTTTTGTCGTTTCAATGACCGCGAGGCTCCAGCAATCGGCTATTCGTCCGATCAGTCCTTATGGAGCCCCGGGAATGCAGGACGATCCCCCCGTCAGGGATTGGCGAGGGATCGTGATCGGTCCAGTACGTTCCCAGGAAGAAGGAAAACGGTTGTTGCTTTCGGCAAGGCAGGCCAGCGGTGTGCGGATCATCCTCGAGGCGCTCGAGGACGCTCTGCCATTGCTGGAAGGCTGCGCGTTGCAGCCGGTGGCTAGCGCGGCTTTGGGCGCTTTCGCCCGGTTGGAGGCTGCGGCGTCATCTGATCCGCAGTCGTTGCGAGGTTAGCTAGGGCCTCTACGGCCTTGGAGAGGGCATCGAGCTGGGCCACGATGGCCTGTTGTCCAGTCTCGATGCTCTCCAAACGCTCCTCCACGCCGTCGCCGTCGCCGGAGAACGCCCCCATGAGGTCTGGGGTTTCCCTCGGCTCGTCGTCGCGGGCGTAGAAGTAGCTGACGTCCACATCAAGCGCCTCGGCGAGCTTCTCAAGGTACCGCTCGCTCGGCTTGTAGACGCCGCGCTCCCAGTTCGAGACGTGCTGGTTACTGACGGCCGCCGGCATCCGGTCGGCTAGCTCGCGCTGGTTCAGACCGAGTTCTTCCCTGCGTGCGCGCAGGCGTTCGCCGATCCGTACGGCGATCTCGCTGGCCATGAGCTGCAACCTAAGCGCTTCTAGCTGCGCTGTCATCGCTGTTCCGTTAGGAGACTTGACACTAGTCGGCATGCTGCTAGAGTGTAGCTACATGACGACTAATGGCAAGCCTACCCGTCTCGCCGCTACCGTAGGCCGCAACATTCGGGCTGCGCGGCTCTCCATGGGCTTGCGGCAGCACGATCTCGCGGTGGCGCTCGGGACCGGCGATGCGATGCGCATCAGCCGGTGGGAGCGCGGCGAGCATCGCCCGAAGGACGACAACCTTCTGCACCTCGCCCAGGTGCTCGGCCGCGACGTGGCGTGGTTCTACACCGACCACGAGATGGCGGCATGAATCTTCCTGATCAGGGGAAGCGGCGGTCGGGGGGCCCGGGGCTCCAACTCCACCCCTCGGCCGCCACTGATTCGAGGTCCTCATGAGCTACGTGCTGCCGTGCGCCGTCTGTTTCGCCGGGCCCACGCTGATGATCTTCATGACGTGGGTGTGTGACTGGTCCGCTCGCCAGACCCCGGTCTGGACCGACGTGCCGGTTTGGGGCGAGGAGGAGGAAGCATGACCGACGCGATCGACACGACCGCAGTTGAGGTCGGCACCGAGGTCGCGGTCGTCGAGCATCATCAGCCCGCTGGCCTGTTCCGCACCGAGGACCCCGTTGAGGTCGTCGAGAAAGCCGTCCGTGTCGCTGACGCCCTCAAGGCGGTGATCGTGAGCAAGCAGTTGTTCACGATGATCCAGGGCAAGGCGCACGTCGGTGTGGAGGGATGGACTCTGCTCGGGTCGATGCTCGGCGTGACCGCGGTTTGCACGCACACCGAGAAGCTCGACGACGTGACGTGGAAGGCGACCGTCGAGGCGCGCGATCAGCACGGCCGGGTTGTCGGTCAGGCGGACGCGTTGTGCTCCGGTCGCGAGAAGCGTGGCCCGTGGAAGAACGCCGACGACTACGCGCGCTGCTCGATGGCGCAGACCCGCGCGACGTCGAAGGCGTTGAAGGGGCCCCTTGGCTTTGTGTTGTCGCTCGCGGGGTACGCGACGACCCCGGCGGAGGAAATGACCTTCGCTGAACCCGACTTGCCAACGCCGGTTTCCTCCTCTCCGGCGCAGGCAAGTGGCGGCCGGCCCGTGCCCCCCGCGGGACCGGCCGCCCAATCTTCCGAGGACCCGTGGCCCGATCGGACGGTCGCGAGGGTCAAGAAGCTCGGGATGCAGACTGACATTCGCGACAAGCTCGCGAACATCGGTGTGGTCATCCCGAAGGGCGCGCATGTCGCGCCTGTGCTGCCGCGCCTGACCGGCAAGCAGCGCCAGGAGATCGACGGGTGGCTCGGGCTGTTGGAGCGGGCGGCATGACTGTTCTCGTCTCGGATTGCTGCAAGTCGTCGTGGTGCGCGATCGATGGTTGGCCCGAATGCGACTCATGCTTGCGGGTCTGCGGCTTGGTGAGTGCGGCATGAGCGACCGCACGGTTGAGATCCATGTGCGTGAGGCGTTCAAGCTCGCTCGTCGCCACGCGTACGACATGTGGAAAGCGGAGCGGTCGTGCGAACTGCGGGACCGCATCTATAAGAAGTATGACGGCCGCGGCTTTCATTCGGTGTCGCTTGAGGTGGGGCGCATGTATGCGCTGTCCGAGTTGACGCCCGGGTTGCATGACGAGTTCTCGGACCTCGCGACGCTCCGGCAGGCCGCTCGCGATGACGCAACGGCCGAATGGCGCGCCGAGACGTTCAAGCAGTTTCTCCCGAACGAGGAGGCGGCATGACCGACGCTCAGCGGGGCTTCCTGCACGCCGTGTCCTACCTCGACCTCCTCGACTACTGGACAGATGAGCCGTCCCTGACGATCTGGCTCAAGGACGGAACGGAAATAGAGGTTGACGAGCAGGGGTTCGCCGATACGGAGGCTGCGGCATGACTGCTCGGTTGGGGAAGGCGAGGCGCCAGGGTTACGCAGCGCACACAGCGAACCACCTCGCCTTCCCCAAGCGAGCAGCTCGCTTCCTGCGGCTGCTCGCGTACACGATCGTCGTGTGGGCTGTCGTTGGGCTCATGAACGTCGCGCTCGTCGGCATGAAGCTGTGGCGGCGATTCGGTGGGTAGCGTCATCTCCAAGCTGCTCGAGCGGCTGTTCCTGGGCGGGAAGCCGTATGAGCAGGCCAGCGCAGAGGTAGCGGCATGGTGGGCGGTCCTTGACAAGGACCCCGCGTGAGCCTCAGCCACCCCGGGCTGGTCCTTCGGCGCCTTGAGGAGATCGAGCGGGACCTCGCCGATCGACAGAACACCCTTGAGAACGCTGCGATGGCGTGGCATCGCCTCAAGCGCGACAAAGAGCGTGCTCGCGCGGAAGCGTTCCTCGGAGCGCAAGGGACCGTCGCGGAACGCACCGCCCAAGCGGACAAGCAAACCGCGCTGATGGGCGTCGAAGAAGAAGCCACCTACGAAGCAGTGAAGGCAGTCGTCCGTGTGCTGGAGACAAGGGCCAGTATCGGGCAGTCCATTTTGCGCTCGCAGACGCGGGAGGCGTTCGCGCGTAACGACCAGGCGCAGCCCGCCTGGTCAGGGAGGTCATGACGTTGCTCGCACACATCCTCATTGGCGCCGGGATCGGGTTCACGATCGCCGCGCTCATCGTTCGCCCCAGAACCCCTCCGGTCGCTCCTGCTGCGCCGTGCTACCTGAACGTCGCGTACGAGCTCGGCTCGATGGCTGGCAGCGAGCTTTACATACTTGAAGCTCTCAGTAATCCGCCGAAGCTAATCAAACGGGCGGAGGACTGGCAGCCCGATCCCACCTTCGTCGACACGATCGACGTTGACCAGGCGTACATGATCCACGTGTCGTACTCGAAGGGCCGGCACGATGGTTGGTGGCGCGCCGCAGATGGAGAGGCCGCGTAATCGTGGCCTGGGTGAAGATCGATGACCAGCTCTACACCCATGAGAATCGCTGGGAAATCGGTCTCGACGGCATCGGGTTGTTCGTGGTGATGCTCTGCTACTGCAACCACAAACTGACGGACGGGCTGGTGCCGCGTGCGTTCGTTCAGAGCCAGGTGTCGCGGCCGGACCGGCGTGGTGCGCTCAAGTCGCTGTTGAAGGTCGGGATGGTCGCTGAGGTGGAGGACGGCTACGAGGTCGTGGGCTACTTGAGGTTCCAGCCGTCGAAGGAAGACGTGTTGAAGCGGCGTGCTGACCGGTCTGCCGCTGGTCGTAAGGGCGGCGAGAAAAAGGCCCAAAACCGTCTAGCTGTTGCTAAGCAAGGTGCTAAGCATGCTGCTTAGCAAGGTGTCTAGCTGCATGCCTACCCCGTATCCCGTAGAGGTAGTTGGTACTTCAAACGCTAGTGATTCCTCAAAACAATCCTCTTTTGTTACGCCAACTGATAAAGCCTCCGACGGCCTAAGCCTGAAAATGGGGAAGGTGGCTTAGATGGGACGGATGACCGAAGTCCCGATGGAAGCCGCAACGCATGGGTCGAACACTGCTGCCGTTGCTCGTCAGCACCGAGAGGCGAGAGCAAGGGAGATCAGTGAGCGCGCCGCTCGAAGCCTTGAGCGGCTGAACGCCGCAGCGGCCTGGGTTCGTGCTCGTCGGGAGTTGTGCGTCAACGGAGATGCCTGCCCGCACGCCGTTGTTGGTGCTTTGTGGTTGCGCAACGAGAACAACACGAACGCCGATCTCTTCTCGGCGGTCCAAGCGTTCCGGCGCGACAAGTACGCGAAGCAGGTCGCGAAGGGCGACCTGTCGCAACACGAGGTAGATCAGATCATGGGAGTGAATCGATGAACGATCAGCGCACGAAGGCGCTAGGGATCGCGAACCAGAAGCGTCGCCAGATCCGCAACCTGCGGCTGGGGATCGAGGCGGGAACAACGACGTTCCGCGAACTCGTTCTCCCCCGGCCGTTGAAGACGATCGAGTCGATCCCGATGGTGGACGTCGCTCGGTGGGTGCCGGGTTTCCAGGCACGCGCCGAGGTCAGGCAGGCAAGGCTTGGCGCTGCTGCGCTCGTCGCGGACGTCAACCTCCTCCAGACGGTCGGCGAGATGCCGCGAGAGCATCGGGAGTGGGTCGCCGAGTTCGTCGCTCGGCCAGCGATGTCGTCGGCGGAACGCTCGCAACGGTCACGCGAGCGCGACCGCATAGGGTCGGACGAGGTTGTGGAGCTGCGGATGGCGTTGGATGGCTGCCGGGCGTCGCTGAGGAGAGCGGAGCGTGAGCGGGACATCGCGCTGGGAAAGATTCGCGATCTCGAGGCCCAAGTCGCGGGTCACCAGTTCGTGATGCCGACCGTCGTTGCCGAGCGGATGCTGATCGAGCTTGCCGACGCGGTGGAGGAGCACAAGCGCGGCCTGTCGAGAGGAGCGCCGAATTTCGCGAATGCTGATCAGGCGCTGTGGGCGAAGAAGGACGAGATCCTGATGAGCGGCGCGCCGAATCTCCGGAGCGCAGCATGACCCCGGCCGAGGTCGACTTGTTCGCCAGGATGTCGCGCCTTGAGCGGGACATCCTGGAGCTTCGCCACGACTTGAACCGGGCGACTATCGAGATCGACTCTGCGCAGCAGCGCGCCGCCTACCTCCTCGAGAAGTTCTTCCAGGAGGGCCGCCGCGATGGGTGATCTTGTCTCGTTCCCGGTCGCTCGTGCGGCCGGCGCCCTGAACTTCGAGGTTACGAAGGCGGAGCTCGCTCAGCGGTGGCGCGTGTCGGAGCGGTGGATCGAGCTTCGCGTCCGTGATGCGGGTTTGCCGCGTCGCAAGGACCCACATAGTCGTCTTGTCCGGTTCAATCTCGCTGAGTGCGAGCTTTGGCTGGAGCGACGGAGGAGGGCGAGCTAGATGGCGATCGGTAAGCCGAGAGGCAAAGACAAGATGGTGCCGGTCTTTGTCTACGACCCGGCGACCCAGAAGAAGCGGTACGTCGGCTCCGCGCCGAACCCGCGCGCAGCGCGCCTCCTCGAGGCGAAGAAGAAGGTCGAGTTTTCCGAGCGCGCCGGGAACGTTCAGGGCACCAAGGACTGGACGGTCGCCGGGTGGGCTCAGCACTGGCTTGATCAGCACCATGGCGAGAACACGCCGCGCCCGGAGATCACGACGTGGCGCAATAACGAGCAGCTCCTCAGGCGGTTCATCGCCTTGTATGGCGGCCGGAAGGTCCGCTCGATCACTAGGGATGAGGCGCACGCGTGGGCGAAGACCAAGCCGCACGAGGCGAAGGCGATCGCCGCGATGTTCAACGACGCCGTGAGGCAAGGCCATCTGGACGTCAGTCCGTTCAGCAAGCTGGGGCTGTCGCGTGGCAAGGGCCGTGCTGACATCCATCCGTTGGGCGAGCAGGAAGTCGTGGCGCTCGCCGATATCGCTCGTCGCTCGCTCGGAAGCTACGGCGAAGAGTTCGCCCGGTTCATCACGGTCGCCGCGTGGACGGGGATGCGCCCCGGCGAGCTGTGCGGCCTCGACTGGCATGAGGTCGATCTTCCGTGCCGCGAGATCAAGGTGTGGTTCGCTCGCCGCAACGACGGCTCGAGGGTGCGAACGAAGACGAAGGAGAACCGCGAGATCGAGCTTGCGGACGCCGCCGCCGAGGCTCTCGCGATGACGCCTCCGCAGCAGCGGACCGGCCCCGTGTTCCTGTCGCGCACTAAGAAACCGATCCGGCCGAACAGCCTGCGGACCGACTGGCTGACCGTCCGCTCCGCGTTCACCGCCAGCCTGCCGGGCGACCACTGGCTACCCCGCCGGCTGCGGCAGAACCCTGACGACCAGCTCGACCCGTATGAGCTGCGGCACTTCTGCGGGTCGTTCCTCGCTGATCAGGGCTGCACGATCGAGGAGATCGCCGAGCACCTCGGGAATACCCCGGAGGTCTGCCGGGTGTACGTCCATGCGCACAAGGATCGCGTCAGGGCCAGGATCAGAGCCGCGTTCGGCAACAACGTCAGGACCATCCGGCCCGCCGACGACCATGGGTTTGGGGAGCAGGTGGGTAGCTAAATGCCTGCATCTTGGCTCTATCGCTTGGTCTGCGCCTCGTTTCACCCTGCCGGGGGCGCTACACCGAACGGGACGCATCCCTTGTGTTCATCGGGCGTTACGGCCTGTTTCGGCGGGTGGCGTAGCGAAGGGACACGAACCGGTGCGAACGGGAATTCGCGGGTCGCTCGCTCCCTAGGGCAGCAAGTTGGGAAGCGAGTTGCTACCCAGCTACCCAAGGTCGCTCTCTCCGCGACCCCGCTGCTCGGCGCGTCCGGGTGGCGGCACACCGTCGATCCCGTGGAGGGAACGCGTGCCTGATCTCGACAAGATCGCGCTGCTGCCGATGAAGGGCTCGCCGCTCCCCGAAGGCGGCGTGCTCGCAGCGGACTGCGTTCACGCACAGATCGTCAAGGCCGCGCCGTGGGCGCCAGCCAAGCCCGTGCTGGACCTTTACGGCGGCGACGCGGATCTCGTGCTGCTCGCCGTGCCCGTGGGCCTCGGGCCGGTGTTGGCGGCGTGGATCGCCGAGCAGACGATCGCGGTCGAAGACCCGGGAGCGAACTCGGTGAGCGCCGTTGTGCCTGGCGTGGACCCCCCGGCCCCGGACGCGGGGAACAAGGCGGCAACTCCTGGTAGCTCGGAAGCCGCGGGCGCTACCCCGGGCCGGTCCGCGTCAGGCAGAGCGGCGAATGCTCCGGAAGGAAAGGAAAAGCCGTGAGGGTCGTCCCCAAGCTTGAGTGCGAGTGCGACCCCACCGGCACGGGACCGCACCTGATCGGCTGCCCGCTGTTCGTCCAGGGCAAGTACGCGACGGCCGACCTCATCGACGCCATCCATGGGCTCGATGAGTACCGCGCGGCGCTCGTGCAGGCCGAGGAGGCGCTGTCGCGTGCTCAGACGTATATCGGGCTCCTGCGCCAGTACGACCCGGAGCTGTCGATGCTCGTCGCTGCTGCCCGCGAGAGAGCGAACAAGGCGCTGGCTACCCCTCAACAAGCGCGGGAGTCCGAGTGACTCGCTACCGCACGATCGTAGCTGACCCGCCTTGGCCGTACGAAGACGGCTTCATGGTCGGCCATGGGCGAGGCAATCTCGAACGCCGGCCGTTGCCCTACGCCGCCATGACGCTGGAGCAGATCGCAGCCCTCCCGGTCCACGAGATCACCGACCGAAATGCAAGGCTGTTCGTCTGGACGACAAACCGCTATCTCCCCGCCATATTCGAGATCATTGAGGCGTGGGGTTTCGAATACCGGCAGACGTTGGTCTGGCACAAGCTCGATGCCAACATGCCGGGCTCCGTGGCCCCCAACAGCGAGTTTCTGCTTGTCGGCCAGCGCGGGACCCCCGGTCGTCTCGCCACGCTGAAGTCGTCGGTCATCGCTGCGCACACTCACTGCGCTTGGAACAGCAAGGGACACAGCCGCAAACCGGAGTGCTTCCTCGATTACATCGAGCAGGTCAGCCCCGGACCTTACGTGGAGCTGTTCGCGCGTCGTGCTCGCTTCGGCTGGGATTACTGGGGCGACGAGTCGCTCGGGACGGCGGAGGTCGCAGCATGATCATCCTGTTCTGCAAGGACTGCGGCACCGACACCGGCGTGCGCATCAACTATGTGCGTCCGCTGATCCGGTGTCTGCGGTGCGCCGTTCGGGCTACCGCTTCTCAACAGATCGATTCGCAGGGAGAGACGAAGTGAGCGACCTTCTGATGGTCACCGAGAAGCTCGAGGGCTGTCACTCGATCCACACCGAGTACCCCTTGCTACCTGGTGACGTCCTGACGCGCGATGAGGACGGCACCTACCGAAAGCACACCGGGGTCGGCATCTGGGGCTTCGAGTTGACGCCTGACCAAGAGTCGACGCTCAAGCCTGTCGCCGGCCAGATCGTCATGTGCGGCTGGGGCGATTACGAGCATGGCGACCCCGCGGCTACTCCTTCCTTGGATTCGGAGAAGTCCTGATGGAGTTGATGACTCTTCACACCGTGTGGATGTACTGGCCGGGCGATGACGCCATCGAGCTGTGCGGTGCCCTCGACGACCACACCGTCGCAGAGAACCATGATGCTTGGGTCAAGCTCATGGACGAGGCTGCCGGGCGCGTGGGACCCGAGAACGTTCGGGCGATCAGGGTCGAGGTGAATTGGGCGGACATCTGCCGACCGTTCGAGACCCCTGTCGTTGAGGGGACTGTCGCATCTTCAACGAGGGAACCGTCGTGAGTCGCAACCCGTACCAGAAGATCCTCTTCTGTGGATCGCGCGACTGGACCGATGAGCAGCCGATCGCTTCGGCGATCCACGGGCTGAGCAAGGGCAGCATCGTGATTCACGGAGGCTGTCGCGGCGCCGACATGATCGCCGACAAGTACGCGCGCGCTCGCGGCCTTCACGTCGCCCGCGTGGACGCTCTGTGGAGCTACTACGGCCACTACGCCGGCCCGAAGCGCAACGAGGCGATGTGCTTGCTGGGCATCGACTTCGCGTTCGCCTATCCGCTCAGTGGCTCAGGAACGCAGGGGATGCTCGATCTCCTGGCGCAGTGGAACGTTCCGCACTACATCCACGGTGGGGCTACAGCTTTGCCTTCCAAGGACCCGTCGTGAAGCTCGAGGACGCCCAGCGCTGGCGGCACGACACGGAGAACGCTTCCGCGCCCGTGCGCCATCGCGCCGTCCTGGAGCTCATCGCGGCCGGTGAGTACCTCTCGTACTCCGACGCCAAGCATGCCGCCCGCCTGGCGCTCTCTGGCGCTCACAAGCGGTGCGGAGAGACCAACACCGGAGGAACACCATGAGCGACTACCACCGTCATAACCCCGAGCTGGCCGAGGCGATCGATCGCATCTTCGGTGTTCACGTCACGCCGCTGCCCGACGTTGAGCAGGACTACGACGTCGAGCAGCTCGAGCGGGACATCGAGACGTGCAGCGAGGCAGCACTGACCCCGGAGGATGAGGCGTACGAGCGGGCTGCGTTTCGGTGGGGCATGGACGGCAAGGGCGCGCTGTGACCATCGCATCGTCACCGAAGCCATGACCCGCCGGATCAAAACGGGCGAGGAGGAAGACGTTCACACCCATTGGCGACGCGTGCTGTGCTGGACGCAACGCGCGGGTGCTTGTGTGGCTGTGAAGCGTCGCACGAACCGGCGGGAGCGCCAGGAAGCCAAGGCCGCGATGCGCGACGAGCTGGCTATGCCAAACATCTCGGAGCCCGAATGAGCGCGTCGCAAGATTCGCATAACGTCACCGACACTGCGGCGAGCGCGGCCTTGCAGCGTCAGCTCGCTCACCGCGACTACCTCCTGGAGGAAGCGCGCGCAGAACGCGACCGCTGCAAGGCCGCGCTCGCTGAGGCGCAGCGCAACGCGAGGGAGCAGGGCGACCTGAAGGCGGCTGCGTGGCGCGATGCCGATCGGTTGCGCGAGGAGGCTGACCGCTACCGCGATGCCCTTGAGGATGTCGTGGCGTTGAAGGACTGCCCCGAGAGCGTCGCGGCTGCCGCGGCTGCCGCGTTGCATTGGAAGGACCGACCCGAGGGAGAGAACGCATGCTGATGGTCTACATGATCGCTTTCCAAGTGATGGTGGTTGACGTGGGTGAGATAATGTGTAGGACAAAGAAATCGCCCCCGCGTCGCGCTAACGACCGGGGGCATGGCGCCGAAGGGAAGACTTCGATGCAGGCCAAGCGTAACGGTCCGGCCAATCTGTTTGTCCGCAAGGGCGCCGATGGCTGGGTAGTGGAAGAGCGCCATCCTGGTGATGTGGCGGGGATCTGGCGCGGCGGCTACTTCCGCACGAAGGCCGAGGCCACGTCGCACCAGCGACGCCTCTTGGCTGAGCGTGACGCGCAGGGGCGTGAAGCATGAGTCGGTTGTGGTGGCGGCGGTGCAAAAGCCGGGGTAGGGCGCCTAGCTGCCCGGACATCGCCGCCACCAGAGCTGACGCTGCTGGCACGGAGGCCGATGCAACGTGACGTTACGAGTTGGACTCGATGAACTGCTCCCGATCAAGACGGCAGCCCGCGGACTGCCCGCTCAAATCGACCGGCTCACCAGTGGCGACGTGGACCAGCTCGTCGTCACGCGCCGTGGCGAGCCTCGGGCAGTCCTCATCACAGTCGAGCGGTTCGAGGCCCTGCTTGCGCTGCAAACGGTGATAGATCCCGAGATGGTGTGCACTTGCACACCCGAGACTTCGGAGGGCTGCTCGAGCTGCAAGCCGACCGATGCTCTTGCGGAGGAGCCGTCGTCATGACCGGACCATCGCCTCGTATCGAGAGCGACGTTCTGCGGATCGCCGGGGAGCACGCGAGCGAGCTCGCAGACATTCTGAGGGCCACCCGCCAGGACCGAAGGGCTGACCTTGTGGACGAGTTCGCGGATGCGCTGCTCGAGGCCGCCGACGGTCGCCCATACGGCGACGACGACTGGGCGGCACTCCTCGATGATCTTGCTTCGCGCGAGACGGCCGCTTTTGGTCAGGAGGAGGAGTGATGGCCTGCAATATCTCCATGTCCTGCGTCATCGAGCAGGTCCACGGATTGCCGCAGGGAACGATCGCCAAGATCGGCGGCGAGGCTGCGGCAGAACTTGCGCTGGCGATCCGTAGGGACCCGAGCGATCCGCTCGTCGTGGCGATGGTGGACGCTCTTACGAGGGAGCAGAAGCCGTGAACTATCTCTTCGCCATCGTCGCCGGCGCGTTCACGCTCTTGGCCGTGTCGGTCGACCCGCTATGGGCTTCGCCCGCCGTCATCGCCGTGTGCGCGTCCGTGGACTCCTCGGTGCGGAAGGCGGGTGGCTGATGTCCCAGCAAACGAGCAGCTACCCGAAGGTTCCGCCGCGCGGGCCGGTGCCCGATGAGGCGCTGCCAGCGGTGCGGCTGATAAGCGACATGGTGTGGGGCGCTCGGTATGTGCCCGGCGAAGGGCCAGTGCATCACGCGGGCGGTTCGTACTGGCACGACCGGCTGCTGCACCTCGCCGACCAATGGGAGAAGCAGGCCGCTGCCGCCCGAGTCGTCGCTGCGCTGCTGCCCGCCGCCGATGCTCAGACCGGGGCGGCGAGGTCGTGAAGCACACGGACGATGAGATCGAGGCTGGCCTCCGCTCTGTCAAGGACCGCTTCGTGGCAGGAACGCTGACGCTTGAGGAGGCGCGAGACGCAGACCGCTACTGGCGCGCGCAGAAGTGCGTCAACCGTGGCTACGTCAAGCCCGAGACGGCTGGCGTGATCGCCCCGATGCCCTTCAGTGAGATGGCAGCTTTGACCGGAAAGGGGTCGTCGTGAGGGTGCTGCCGTCGCGGGTTCGCAGGCGGCTCCCCCGCCGCTACCTGGTCTGGAGCTACATGCGCGCCTTCAAGCGCGAATACCGACGTCTGGAGAACGAACGATGAACACCCTGAACCGTCTCGGCGCTCGTCTCGGCAACTGGAACGATCGCGTCCACCCGTACGACATGCGCAGCGAGCAGAGCCGACGCCACAGGACCATTGACCGCATCGCCTCATGGCTCTGTCTGCGATGAGCCGCGCCCCTGCTTTGAGCCGGGAGCGGTCGTGAGCGGGCAGCGGCAGGACTCGCTGCTCGAACAGCTCGCCGACGTCGCCGACGAGGCCGACCGCATTGGCTGCCGGGACGCCGCAGACTGGATTCGCCGACAGATCAAGCTCAAGCGCATGATCACGCCGGAGATGCGCCAGCGCACGATCGACTTCCTGAGGGAGTACCGAGACTGATGAGTTCAGGCCAAAACGACGGCGCTGTCGCGACCAAGATCGGCACTGCGCCGATCTGGACATGGTACGAGCGAGATGGCGCCAACTGGTTCTCGGTGCTGTTCGTCGATGGCTGGAAGTTCGAGTACATCGGGCAGAACTCCTCGGTTGAGCTCTTCCCGGGATGCACGATCACCGGGCTATGCATGGCTTATCCGGCGCCAACGGACCTCGATCGGTGGCTCACGCAAGGCGGGGTCACGATCGCAGAGCACACTCTTGAGGACCTCGTACACATCGCCGAGTTGGAGGCTAGGACAGATGCCTCGTGATCCAAGCGGTAGCGAGATGAACGGCTTGCGCGAGATCATCAGCGCATCGGCCGGCCAAATCCACTCGATCGAGATGCCGCCCGAGAATGCCACCCAGGAGGAGTACAACGCCTGGTGGGCTCGTACGCACTGCTGGCGCGTCGAGATCAGGGACGTGCAGAACTGATGCCGTCACACGAAAGCAAGGGTCGCGATGCCTGAGTTCGAGCACATCGACGACACCCGCCAGCGTCTTCTCGCACGCCTGAACTACATGCTGCGCAGCCGCCCGGTGATGGAGAGCGACGACATCCTCATGGAGCAGATCCTTGACGCGAACGCCTGGGCACTGTGGACCGACTTCAACCGCGACGTGATCGCCCAGTACATCGTCCGGCAAATCGAAGACGAGTTCGGCATCGACCTGATCGAGGCGATCAAGGCCGCACGATGACCGGACGAGTGCGTCTCTCTACTTGCGGTAGCCCGTGAGCGGCCAATTCACAGAGGACGACATCGGTGCCCCTCAGCCGGTGATCGACAAGGACGACTGGCCGGAGATCGACTTCGACGGAGCGGTCTTTAGCTGGGTGCCGCATACCGGCGATTACATCGTCGTGACGGCCCATATGCCAGCAGCGCTGATCTCGCGGCAGGAACTAGAACGCCAAGCGTCAGCCACGGGCCGCAAATGGAAGTCCTGCCGCTTCAGGTTCTTCTTTTCGGCGAGCCAAAGTGGCTAGGCGCAACTGGTCGCAGATGCGCGCCAAAGTGGGCGAGGAGAACCGCTGTCGCGTCTGCGCGATACCAGACTCGGTGAAGCCTCTTGAGGCCGCGCACATCATCGCTCGCGCTCACGCCCGACCCGGGTTGGATTGGGCGGAGCATGAGCACAACTGCGTTCCGCTCTGCCGAAACTGCCATAGCGCCTACGATTTCCGTGAGCTGGATCTCCTGCCGTTCCTGTCACGGGAGGAGCAGGCGCATGCGGTGTTGTTGGCCGGCGGGATCATCACGGCACTCGAACGGCTTTCTGGGCGCTCGCTGCGAGATTCCGGCGCATAGATCGTCCGCGACCGCTGCCAGTTTCGTGGCATGGGCGACGAACTGCTCCAGCGCGCCATACAAGTTCTCACTGCCCTGCGCACCCTCAGCGAGGTACCGGCGCATACCTATGACCGTGAACAGAGTTCGCATACCGCGGAGTCGACGGTCCTGGTGAAGTTCACGACAGCGGGGGATCTCGCGCCTGCTGAACCTTCGCTGTTTGAGTACCACCGCGGCCAGATCAACGCCTCGAACACGGCTGACGAACTTGAGCTGCGCATTCTGGTCGCGGAGGAGGCCCTACGGGGCGCTAGGAAGCGTTCTGGGGCGGTCACCCAACGGATGACCCCAGAAGACATGCGTGAGCACGTACGCGGCCTTTATGGGCTTGGGCTGTCGGCGGTGGAGATCGCGTATCGCGAGGATCTCCCGATCAAGT